GTTTCACTAGTCGCAACTACTTCGCCCATTTCAGGACGCTCTTTACCTAAGTCTGGAATTACAATGTTTCCGTAGGTTTGTTCTTGTTCTTCAACTGGTTTCAATACTAGAAAACCGTTGAGTGGATTTAATTTACTCATTTTTTAATTTATTATTTCAGGTTCTTCAATTTTAATACAAAAATATAACATTCCATCTTTTTTAAATGTGGTGTCAGCACCTAACCATTGCTTAATGTTTTCCACATTAACTTCTGGGTTGTTTACTCTATCTTCAGTGTACTGTCTAAGCACTTGAAATAGGTCTTGATTGACTTTGATGAAATTTTTGCAAATACTAAACATAACTAAGGTCGGTAGGCCTCTTTTTTAATTAGGCGTTAACTTGAAGTAACGTCTTTGGTTTGATTTGAATTTTCTTTGGTAAACTTTCGTCTGATAATGGAATTTCAATTTTTAAAAGTCCTTTATCGATGGTAGCTTCTAAAGAAGTTAGATCGAACTTGGAAGCAATTTTCCAAGCCAAATCGAAAGATCTTCTTGCGATTCCTTTGTGGATATAATTTGTTACCGATTCTTCCTCTTTTGATTTTGCATATTTAATGCGAAGAACATCACCTTGCACTTCGATATCGATATCTTCGTAGTCCAAACCTACTGCTGCAAGTTCGAATACGATACCGTCTTGTTTTTCGTAAATGTCTAGTGGATAAGAAATCTTCTCTGCGATTGTTGAGAAGTTAGAATTTTGGTCGAATAGATTCTTCCATAGAAGATCAAATGGGTCGACTCCCCAATGTGCTAATCTTGTCATTGTACACCTCCTGTGTGTTTTAGGTTAATTATTAAATTTAACATTCGTAACTAAAGGCCTACCGGTCCTCATTTTCTATAAATATACACCATTTTTGAATGATAATAAAATTTTAGTTTTTAGTGACCATCTCGTAAGTTGTGAGCAATTGCTGGTGGTGCTTTTAATGCAATACTTAACTTTGTAGTGTTTTCCATTTTGTCTTGTACAATCTTAGCGGCTTCTTCAGCGTGTTCTTTAGGCACTTCGCAAACGATCTGGTCATGTATTTGGGCGCACACCCAGCCGTTTATTCCTCTCTTCTTAAATTCTCTATTGATTTCCATTGCAGCTCTGTTTACGATAGACGCAGATAGTCCCTGGATCTGTACGTTTTTAGCGTTGTTTAGACCATTGATAAAGTCTCTACTTAGATTCTTTACTTGATCTTTACCAAATTCGTACTCTAGTTTTCTTTTGAAATTCCAGTCTAGTAAATTATCACCTATATTTTCGTAGATAGCTTTTACTTTCGGTAAGTGTCTTACTCGACCTACTTGAGTTTTAACATAGCCTAGTGTCTTAGCTTCCATTTCTGATCTCTTCATCCACTTATCAAGTTCTGGAAATCCACTTAGATAACCTTTAACTAATTTATCCGCTTCTTTGGTTGTAACGTTAATATTCTTTCCAAGAGCATAAGCGCCCATACCGTAAGGAATACCTAATGCGTATGCTTTTGCTGTGTTTCTTTTCTTAGGCGCATGCTTTCTTAAAAAGTTATCCGCTTTCTTGTCTCCAGAATATTGGTTAAGACCTTCTGTTTTGATAGCAATAGTGGAATAGAAATCCCAGTTGTTTCTAAAGATATCCTTAAGACCATCGTCACCAGAAACGTGAGCGAATACGTGAGGCTCCAAAGACTCATAGTCACAGTCTACAAATATATTGCCTTCTTTTGGAATAAAGAATGCTCTTACTAAGTTTGTGTATTCGATAATTACTGGATCGTCATCGCCTTCTTCTTTCGGTCTCGGTAACTGTTGTGCATCTGATCCATAACGACCTGATACTGTACCATGTTGTTTGTAGTAGAAGTAATAAATTCCATTCTCGCTTGCATTTAAGAAACGATCTATGTAAGTAGACTTGATCTTAAGTAGCTTATTATATATTCTTAGATTTTTTGCCCACTCCTGAGTTTCGGCGATTGCTTGAATCATATCGTCATCGAACTGAGGTTTACCTTTTGTTGTGTTTGACAATGGTTTAAATCCAAGAACGTTGAATGCAATTTCACCCAATTGATCTTTAGACTGAATGTTAAAGAAGTTACCGTCGTTGGTTTCTCTCCACATCTTCATACTAATTTTGTTAGAAAAGTCTTCGTCTAATACATCTGCACCGTTTAGTAAGAATTGTTTAGCGGCTGATTCTGGTAATCTTGCTACTTCTGATTTTGTAATATTGTATTTGCCCGTCTTTTCTGATTTAGGTAAAGGCAATTGACACTCTTCTACAACCATTTGAGCGAATGCGCCTTTACTGTTTGCTGGGTAAGTTTCTTTTGCTTTATTTAATATCCAAAGCTTTACTCTATTATCTTGTAGCAACTCTGAAATTACTGCGTGAGATCTTTTCTTCATCTCTTCGGTAATATCTAGATCTGCTTTCTTCATTGTTTCTGTATCAAGCTTAACACCAACTTCTTCCATAGGAATTGTAACTTCTCTATAAAGTGGCATAACCTCATCTTCGAAAAAGAACTTCTCAAGACCTTGATCGTAAAGCTCTTTGATAAAATGATGATACACTCTTAATGTTAAGTCAGTATCTGCTGCCGCATATTTAGCAAGTATGTTTATATCAGCCTTCCAAATCTCGTAGCTTTCTCTTGTAATAGATCCGCCATTTTCTTTGATGGAAGTTTTCAATTCGATTTGCTCTTCGTTTGCGTCCTTAGTTACATCGAGACCTAATTCTTTTTGAATTGATTGAGCAATGCTTTTTAGACCGAAAGGACTAGCATAGCCAAAACCTGCGCCTTCTTCGTTTACTGTATGTACCAATAGAATGGTATCTACGTAAAGACTAGGCAATAAATCGATACCGTAAAAACACTTAACGAATCTACAGTCGAAAGATGCGTTGTGCATTACTAACTTTTTGCCAACTAACTTTGATATGAATTGTTTTGCCAGATCTTGGCAATTTTTACCATCGATTGTAGCGTCTACTAAAGAATTGTTTTCTTTATCGTAAACCGCCGTAGGCATATAATAGCCTTTACCGATTTCTGCTGATACTGAGAAACCAATAATGGTTCCTTGTCTTGTGTTCAAAGAGTTTGTCTCGGTATCGAAAGCAATAATCTCTTTGTCTTTGACATGATTTACCATGTCTTTTAGTTTGTCGAACGTATCGACTAATACATAACTTTTTTCTTGCATACTCAAATATACACGATTTAGGGAATCTGGAAAAATGTAAAATTAAAGTACTAACTCGTTCTCTATCAACGATTTAGCTGTAGTGTAATCTACTTGGTACTCTTTTCTTCTTGCGCGTACTTCTTTGATAATGTCTAATTCAGCACAATATACCACGAAGTTTCTTACGTCGGCTTGAGCGCAATTAACTTTTTGGTTCTTTACCAATGATAGCATCTTACTTAAAGACAGCACAGGATCTCCTGGTTGCTTCTTTCCGTTTTGGTAGTATAATTTTAAAAGAATAAGATTAAGTTCTGCCTGTTTGTACTTGGGCGTTGACAGGAGTCTTTTAGTTTCTTCGTAAGATCCTAAAGTGTATACAGCGTTAAAAGCCACACCAAGAACTATAATGAACTCCAAGAAAAACGTCATGAATACAAATGCAGTGTCGTTCTCTTTATTTTTTTCTAGTGTGGATTGCGACTTGTCTGTGGTCTTGTTTTCTACAGCTAATAGTTTCTGATCTTTTGTTTGCTGTAATGCATTAACTACAGAATCTCTGTATTTTCTATCAGATCGCGTTCTTGCTGGTTGAGCTCTATAATAAGCAATTTCTGTGTCGTAGTATTTAGATATTGAATCTGCTTTAATGCTGATACTTTGATCTATTGTTGCTGTAATTATTTCAGAGGAGTCAACTAATCTATGGGCTCCATTTAAAGATAGATAAAAAGATCCTGCGATTAGTAATGCCACACATATAGATCCAACTATTCCGTTCCAAGTAAAAAACTTTCTAACTTGAATAAAGTACACTGATAGTTGTTCTACAGCGAATCTTTTTGTTAATTCGTAACCAGTTAAAAATAGTGCAATGAATACAGCTAAAAATACTGATTGGTATGGGAATAATTGAGGTAGTGTATCTACGATGCTCTTAATAAAAAAGTAACCGAAGTACACCAAAAAAATATTGCCCAAGAAAGAGAAGTAGTACAACACTCTGTCTAATGCAAAAAAATTCTTCTCAAGCTTAAGTATTTCTAATTTAACCTTGAGTTCTTGAAACTTGTCTAATTTCATAACTTATTATTTTTTCTTTTTGTAAGGAACTAATTCGTTTAGCTTTTTTTGTCTTCTCTTACATCCACAGTCCTTTCCAAAAGCTTTAAAAACTCTTTCAACTAATACATCTATTTTAAAGAAGTGAGTGATCTTAGCAATAGTATCGCCTAATCCTTTACTTTCTTGATTTTTCATCTTCTATCTTTTTTTCTAAACTAATAAATTTCATATCAGCCGCCATACCCAATATTTTAATATCGTCTATGATTTGGCTCATTACTCTTTCTAACATATCTACCTTTCTCCACTGGAAAATTTGTATTGCTGCTAGCACCACGATTATTCCTATATATACGTTCTCGTTTGTTATTTCTAAAACCATTTAAGTATTTTCTTTAAATTTAATGTATTCTGGTGAATTTTTATCTTTTACAATTACGGTGCCTTTCTTATGTTTTGGGTGATAAGGACAATGTCTACAGCCGTTACCACAGCACTGACCACGTTCTAAATGGAAAAGAGCCATAAAAATGACTCTTTCTCCTTCCATATAGTAGTGAACTCCTTCTATAAAATTATCTTTATATGATTTCATTTTCGAATCTAAATTTCCATTTTTTATATGGACCTCTTTGAAATGTTGTTTTATTACGACAATGTTCTCTAATTAAATGCGCAGTAGTTTTTAATTTTTCTGCTGCATCTTTAGCCGTTTCGTATACAACTATATTATCTTCAGTGTCTGTAATTATAATACGACCCAACCACCTACTATTATTAGATCCCTTTTGAACTTCGCTTTTCTTTTTCCTAACCTCAGGTCTATTTTGAACTTCTTTGTTTATTTTTTCCCACTCGATTTTATAACCTTCTTTTTTCATAGCTTTTTCTAAACCTTTTTTTACATTCTCCTTGTAAGAATCTTGTTGCCAAAGCTTAAGACTATCTGTTCTTCTTTTATTCAATAATTTTTTATTAGTTTCAGAAGATGCTTTGCTTATTCTTTTTCTATATAATTCTTTATTAGGATGATTAGTAAAAGTATCTCCTCCGTCTCCTCCTGAAGATATATTATACCCTATGAATGAATCGGTGGAATTATATTTCTCTATCCAATATTTCTCTCTTTGATTCATATGCTCGTAAGAATTACAGTATTCTAAAATTTCTTTTATAAAATTCTGTTTACCGTAATTCTTAATAGCATCTTTTATTTTTATACCGGAACCCAAATAATTAGGGTTGTTGTATTTATCTTTTCCTACGTAAAATTTACCAGTTATTAAATTTGTGGTCTTATAAATAACCATGTATATTTTATAATAAATATTAGCTTGTGAAGTAAAATAAGCTTTAAAATCAAACTATTTCGCAACTTCCACCCGCACATGCTAATTCTCCTTTTTGATCTGTGTTATCTTGTGCTTCTATTACTTTACTCAAATCAACTTCGTGTAATTTGGTAACTGCTTCGTTGAATTGCTCTTCTGTGATTGTTTCGAAAGGAGCTTGAACGTAGCTACCGTTATCGTAAGGCAAACAAGATAGTGCTGTGTAATTGTTTCTATTGCTCCATGCCCACTCTCCAACTTCTACCCACTCTTCTGGCTTTAAGCTAATTGTTACTGAAACGTTGTGAGTATTTCTGCCTGTTCTGTGACCTGGCTTGATCCACTCTTTGTGCAACTTTTCCAATCTGTGTAAAAGATCCACTGCAGATTCAGAACGAGTGATCGCTCCTTCTGGTGCTTTTTGTGGTACTGCTACTACTGCTTGAGTTTGTGGTTTGAAGTACTCATCTTCTACCAACTCTGGGTGATTGATCGCTAAGTGAGTGTATAAAGCTTCGTTCTTACCCAATCTCATTCTTCTTAAATAGAACTTATCGTGCCAAGCATGTACTCCTGATGAAGTTCCCAATACCATTGAAGTGGTACCTGATGGTTTAACTGTTGTACATCTTGCAGCTTTATTGATACCTAATATTTTTGCTACTCTTTCGTTTTCTTCTTTTACGATTATTGCGGCTTCTTTCATGTTTAATTTCAATACAGCTCCAGAAGCAATACCTGTCATACCAACTCCAATCAATGCATCTTTCTCAGTTGTTTTCTTCCACACGTCTCTTAAGTAGTGGAAGTCTGTATAAGAAGCTTGTAGTGTACCAATGAAAGCGGCTAATTTAACTCTTTCGTTAAAGTCTTCTTGAGACTCTAAGTTAGATACATTTACTTCC